TCGCAGCCAGTGAGCCGCTTGACGCCTATGGCATCTATGTCGAATTTATGGACTTGCTGGCCAACCTGGAAGGGCGCAGCATCAAGACGGGCATCGAATCGCTTGACCATAGTCTAGGCGGATTGGAGCGCCAAAATCTCACCGTGCTGGCCGCCCGCCCAAGCATGGGCAAGTCTACCCTGGCCTGGCAGATTGCCCGCAACGTGGCAGAGAGCGGCCTGAAGGTATTGGTATTCTCCCTCGAGATGAGCGCCGCCGCCCTGTGGGCTAAGGCGGCTTGCGGCAAGATCGGCATCCGCTGGCGCGACGTACGCAACCTTATGGTGAGCGAAGACGACATCACCGCCATTATTGACACGTCCACCGAATTGATGAACCTGTACGGCGAGAGGCTGCTTGTGTCTGACGGCGTGAACACGAGTGAGACAATCTTCGCAACGGTTGAAAAGCATAAGCCCGACCTGGTGATCGTTGACCACCTGAGACTTGTTGCAGATCGGGATGATAACGAAGTGATTCGCCTGGGCATGATTACCCAAAAGCAAAAAGATATGGCAAAACAATTCAACCTGGCCTGGCTGACACTGGCACAACTGAACCGCGGCGTGGAAAGCAGAGACAACAAGCGCCCTACCCTGGCAGACTTGCGCGATAGCGGGCAGATCGAAGAGAATGCCGACGTGGTGCTAATGATGTACCGGGATGATTATTACGATACGATGGACGGTAAGCGTTCGTCACTCATTCCACCCGCCCCGTCAATGACTGAGATTTTAGTACGCAAGTTTCGGGAAGATGTGCTCAATCAAAAGGTGGAATTATCGTTCGCCGCAAAGTATCAACGTTTCGACCCGGCACCGTCTGGATTAAGGACGGTTAACCTGAAGGACTTTACCGTATGACCGACTTCACCCCTTACCAACTCTGCTGCATCCAAGACGCCGCCGCGATCCAGCCCACCGGCCCGCTGCCCGTCAGCGTCCCAATCCGCAAAGCCTGCCCATCCTGCTCGCGCCTTTACATGGCCTGGGCAGGCGAGCCGGATGACGACGAGAAGCGAATCGCATACCTGATGCACCGGGCGGGGTGCGGGATGAGGATGGGCACAAAGTAAAGTTGTCATGAAACTGCAATGTTACAGGGAATATTGTCTGGTAAGATTAAGTCAGGAGAAAAAATGGATTATAAGAATTTCCTACAATCAAAGGCGGTAAAGGTAAAAGACTATGGCAAGCAGCCGGGGGAAGTAAACCCGATCCTGTTTCCATTTCAGCGCGATGTCGTGCGGTGGGCGGTACGCCGGGGGCGGGCTGCGATTTTCTTGGATACCGGACTCGGTAAGACATTCTGCCAGCTTGAATGGGCGCGCTTGATGGGCGAAACGACGCTTATTATTGCGCCGCTTTCTGTAGCACGTCAGACCGTGCGGGAGGCCGCCAAGCTTGATATACAAATCAAATACGTCAGAGAGCAAAGCGAAGTTGATGATGGTAGGATTTTCATTACTAACTACGAGATGGTAGATAACCTCGACATCGGTTCTTTTGGGGCTGTTGTGCTGGACGAAAGCAGCATCCTGAAGGCGATCAGCGGAAAGACTCGCCAAAAGCTGACCGAGCTTTGTTCGGATGTTCCGTATCGCCTATGCTGCACAGCCACGCCAGCCCCAAATGATTATACCGAGATTGGCAATCATGCTGAGTTTCTTGGAATTTGCAGCCAACAAGAAATGCTTTCTCGTTTTTTTGTCAATGCCAACAAAGAGCACACCTATAATATTGACGGGAAGTCTTATCATCGAAAGGGATCGAACGCCGCCGGTACAGAATGGCGACTGAAACATCACGCCGAAGAGGCGTTCTTTCAGTGGATGGCCTCGTGGGCCATGACCATGATAAAGCCCAGCGACCTGGGCTATGATGATGATGGCTTTATTCTGCCAGAACTCACCATTACTCCGATGTTTGTTGAGGCAAAATATACCCCCACGGATCAGCTATTTTTCACCCGCCTGCATGGGATTGAAGATAGAACAAAAATCCGCAAGATGACCATTGAGCAACGCTTCGGGATGCTCGAGGAGGTCTTGGGCAGCGCCCCAGATGAACAATGGATTATATGGTGCGGGCTGGATGACGAAAGCAATTTACTGGCCAAGAACCTGCCGGGCGCAGTTGAGGTCAGTGGGTCTGATAAGCCAGAAGATAAGGCTCAGGCGTTTGAGGATTTTCAGGATGGCAAATTCCGCATTCTGATTACCAAGATAAAAATCGGCGGATATGGAATGAATTTTCAGAATGCCCACAAGATGATATTTTTCGGGATGAATGATAGCTGGGAGGCATTCTACCAGGCAATCCGCCGCGAATGGCGCTATCGCCAGCAATCCCCGGTAGATGTCTACCTGATTTTATCCGATATCGAATCGGAGATTTATCGAAACGTCATGCGCAAAGATGCAATGGCAAAGCGCCTGCGAGCCAAACTAATCGAAAACATCACAATCTACGAAAAGGGAGAGCTGAAAATGTCCGATGATAATATCCAATCTGTGTACCAAGAGCAAGAAGTGAAGGGGATGCACTTTACGGCGAAGTTGGGAGACTCGTGTATTCGCCTGAAAGAAATCCCCGACAACTCGATTGATCTGACAGTTTACAGCCCGCCCTTTGCTGATTTGTTCACCTATTCCCCATCGGAACGAGACCTCGGGAACTCGAAGGATAGCAAGGAGTTCTTTGAGCATTATAAATTCATCATTGGCGAGTTGTTACGGGTTACGAAACCTGGCCGCCTGAGTTGCGTCCATACCAGCGACATTGCCGCAATGGCAAGCAGGGATGGCTATATTGGCGTGAAGGATTTTCCGGGCGAGGTTATTCGGGTGCACGAGGCGCTGGGTTGGGTGTTCACCGGCAGGGCGTTTGTACAGAAAAACCCACAAGCTCAGGCCATTCGGGTCAAGAGTAAGGCGCTTCTGTTTGTGCAACTTCGCAAGGATAGCTCGGACAGCCGTCCGGCCCTAGTAGACCAGGTGCTAATCTTCAAGAAGCCGGGGGAGAATGCCGTTCCAATTACCCCGGTTGAGCATGGGGAATTGGATAACGAAACCTGGATCGAATGGGCCAATGGCATCTGGCTGGGCATCTCGGAAAGCGATACTCTGCAATTCACAAAAGCCCGCGATACAGGAGACGAAAAGCACATTTGCCCGCTTCAGTTAGGCACGATTGAACGCTGCATCAAGTTGTACAGCAATCCGGGCGAAACTGTGCTAACCCCATTCTTGGGCATTGGAAGCGAGGCATACCAGGCTGTTCGTTTTGGTCGCTCTGCTATTGGGATCGAGTTGAAAGAAAGTTATTTCAATACTGCCGTAAAGAACCTGCAACGGGCAGAAACAACCTATCGGGTAGATTTGTTCACATGGGCCGCAAATCAAGAATGCAAAATGGCAAGCACCCCCTAACATTGCCGCCACAATTATCGCGGCAAAACTGCAACGGAACTGCAATGTTATTGGGGGCTGAAATCTGGTAAGATTGAATGAGGAGATTATCACGTTGACAGAACGCCGAGCCATTTACCGCACCGCCCGCGCCATTGCTCCGAGCGAACACTCAGAGCAGGCGAAAGTGTTTGCATGGGCCAAGCGTAACTGGTGCGTATGCCACGAGCTTGACGAACTCATGTTCTCCACGCTGAACGGTATCAGCCTGGGCGGCTCTAAAGCGTCACGCGGGCGCACCATCACAAAAATGAAGGCCGAGGGGATGAAGGTCGGCGTGCCCGACATATTCTTGATGGTTGCCCGCCAATGCTGGCACGGGCTGGCAATCGAACTCAAGCGCCAAGATGGCACGTTGTCAGATGAGCAGGTCTGGTGGCTTGACAAACTGACTGAGCAGGGCTACCTTGCAACTGCCTGTTGGGGGGCGCGGGAAGCAATCAGCGTGCTGGCAGAATATATGGATATCCAGGGATGGGAAGAGTGACAAATGGATAGCATTGATGTCACTACGAACGATTGTCCTATGATGGTTATTGTGACAGCGAACATAAACAATAGCACTACCCGCCAATGGTGGGTGGTGGACAGTGAATCGGAGGACGAGAAAATGGTGGCCTATAAAGTTGTGCGCCCCGGCGTGGTGGAGATTACTACTGGAACCTGGCCGCCGTTCCGTGTCAATTTTCGGACGGCAGAAGAAGCAATCGAAGATATCAAAGATCGCAGGCAATCATATATAACGCAAGAGGCGTATGATTTTGCCCTGGCAATGTATCAGGGTGCGATTGATGCGCTGGACAAAGCAGCGAAATAGGGAGAATGAGACAATGGACACTGCAATGATGTGGTTTGATAATGAGAAAGGTGTACCGCTTGCCGATAAGCTGGCAAAGGCGGCTGCATTCTACACGGCAA